TCAAGATGCTGATGGCGACACCTGCCAACTGAAAACTATAGAGCTAATACGAGTAGGTCAGTGGTGTGACAAGGAGTTGAGAGAAGCTCCCCTAATTCAGAACAAGGTCTAGTAGCTCCAACGGTAGAGCGGTGGTGTGAAGTACCACGCGGTGTTAGTTCGAATCTAACCTAGACCACCAACTTTAGAGAATAATCTTATCTGGTGATAAGGAACGCCTGCTAAGCGTTACGCATGAGAAATCGTGTCTGGTTCAACTCCAGTGTTCTCTGCCAAATTAACGGGATGTGGTGGAACGTATACACAAGGGTCTTAGAAGCCCTCGACAGAAATGTCATGAGAGTTCAAATCTCTCCTTCCCGACCAAACATGGAGAGTAGCGGCTAGTGGTAGCCAATATGTCTTGAAAACATACATGCCATCGGAAACGTTGTCAGTTCGACTCTGATTCTCTCCTCCACTTTACACCTTACGTTCTGGGAACACACGAGCCTCCAAAGCTTGTTAGCGGAGTTCAATTCTCTGGTGGGGTGCCATTTACAATGCTCCGGTAATCCAACGGCAGAGATATGAGGTTTAAGCCCTTTCCAGTGTCGGTTCGAATCCGACTCGGAGTACCATTTCAAAATATATTTCAACTAACCTATTGACAAATATGAAATATCCTGTACAATATTAGTATTGATACATTACATCTATTTGTCTCTATTTCTGAGGCAACAATATGGCAGATAAAGTAGGTCCAGCCAGTCCTAGACAAGAAGACTTCTTGTTAAGTGATGCGGACATTACGGTATTTGGTGGAGCAGCCGGTAGCGGTAAAAGCTATGTAGGTTTAATGACTCCGCTTCTATTCGTATCTGATCCAAACTTTCGTGGTGTTATCTTCCGAAGAACTATGCCAGAGATTACTGCTGGTGGTGGTCTGTGGGACACTGCTCGTCAAATGTATAAAAACTTTGACCGTAGAGTTACCTTTAAAGAAAAAGAAAAAACCGTAGTCTTCCCATCAGGCGCAACCCTTAAATTCTCCCACTTAGAAATGGAGAAGGATAAATATTCACATCAGGGTGCTCAGTATACTTTCGTACTATTTGACGAAGGTACTCACTTCACAGAAACTCAAGTCGATTATCTAAGATCTCGTATTCGTAGTGCTAACTATACGCACAAAACACAGATGAAGATTACTTGTAACCCAGACTATGATAGTTTTTTACGTAGGTGGGTTGAGTGGTACTTAGATCCAATCACAGGTATTCCCCTTCCAGAAAAAGCAGGTGTTGTTCGTTACTTTAAAAGACAAGGTGACGAGTACATATGGGCAAACTCAACAGAAGAACTGATTGAACTATATGGCCCAAAAGGTATTAAGTCTTTCAAGTTCATTCCTGCTAACATCTACGATAACCCTCCACTTATGGAGAACAACCCTGACTATGTAGACACACTTGAGTCTCTTGGTCGTGTTGAGAAGGAAAGACTTCTACACGGTTCTTGGTTCGCTAGAGCACAGGACTCGGGCTACTGGAAGAAAGAATGGGTTGAAATGATACCTCAAAGACCTCTCAGAGTTAAGAAGAGAGTCAGAGCTTGGGACATATCAGGAAGTCTACCATCAGAAACATACCCAAATCCAGACTGGACTGTTGGTGTGCTAATGAGCTTAGACGAGGAAGACACATACATCGTAGAAGATGTCAGTCGATTCCGTGATAGATTTCAAGGTGTATTCCAAGAGATTGTTAAGTGTGCTAAACAAGACGGTACAGACACACAAATTATTATTCCTGCTGACCCCGGAGCTGCTGGTAAGGCTTACGCACAACAACTTGTACGTGACCTCGCAGACTTAGGGTACTACTCGAAAGTCAAAACAACTAATCAAAATAAGTTAACCCGATTTGCCCCCTACACTTCAGTTTCTGAAGCTGGCTTTGTTAAGCTGGTCACAGGGCAGTGGAATGATGCTTACATTGATGAGCTTGAATCTTTTGATGGCAGTCGTAATAAGAAAGACGATCAAGTAGACGCATCTTCGGATGCTTATTGGGCCTTAACGCAGTCTATCACACTGCCTGATTTTAAGTTACCAAATTTTACACAGACTAACCCATTCACTCTAAACTATACGTGAGGATAATTCATGGCAGAAGATAATCTCGATTTACAATCTGGTGAAAAATCCCCCGAAAGGCTTAGAATGGGTGAGGTTTCAACTGTAGGTTTGAAAGTAAGTAACGATATAATCTACGAGGAAATGAAGCGCGAACTACGCTGGCCCTCAGTTATAACCACCTACAAGCAAATGGGTTATGATGCAACCATCGCGTCTGCCTTAGAGTTATTTGAAATGATGATCTCACGAGTTGAGTGGGAAGTAAAAGCTCCTTACGATGCCACGGAAGATCAGATTAAGAAATCAAAGTTTATCCAACAGTGCCGTAACGATATGGAGCACACTTGGTTAAACTTCATCCAAGAGACTACATCGTTTATGACCTACGGCTTCTCGGTCCATGAGAAGGTCTATAGAAAGCGTTTAAAAGAACGTGGGTCAAAGTACACCGATGGGCTTGTAGGTTGGAAGAAGCTTCCTGTACGCTCTCAGGACACTATCGAGAAGTTTCTCTTCTCAGAGGACGGAAGGGATGTTATCGGAGTTTCGCAAGATTTATCTGCCAGCTACGATCTGAATAGATTCAGAAATCTACTTACTACTTCAAACAAGATAGAGATCCCTCGCAATAAGTTCCTACTGTTTAGAACTAACCCAAAAAGAAATAATCCAGAAGGCAATAGCCCTCTTAAGAAAGTTTATTTCGCTTGGAAGTATCGTAGTCTTATTGAAGAGCAAGAAGCTATTGGTATCAGCCGTGACATGGTTGGTATGCCCGTAATAAAGATTCCACCTCGTTATATGTCTGAAGATGCTACTCCTGATGAGAAAGCTATTTACGATTACTATCAAAAAATAATCCGTAATATTCACAACAACGAGCAAGCAGGTCTAGTTCTACCACAAGCCCACGATCCGGAATCAAAGCAACCTATGTTTGACTTCGAACTTATGGGTGTTCAAGGTGGCAAGCAATACGACACAGACAAGATTATTAGACGCTGGGACAACAAGATACTTACACTGTTGTTTGCTGACTTCCTTAAAATGGGTCAGGATCAAGTAGGTTCTTTTGCACTTGCTGGCGCAAAGACTAACCTTATGTCTATGGCTGTTGAGGCCAGACTTCAAGAAATTGCTGATACTTTAAACAACGACCTTATCCCACAAACATTTAGGCTTAATGGTTGGTCAGATACAGAACTACCTTACTTTAAGTTTGGTAAGCTGGATGAAGTTGATCTTGAAGAGTACTCAAAAGCTATCCAACGTATCTTCTCTGTAAATGCTATTGAAGCAGACAGACCTGTAATGAATAAGATTAGAACATCTGTATTTAAGGTCGATCCAAAAGCCGAAGATGCTCCAGTCAATAAAGACGAGCTACCTAAGCAGGAGACACGCGCAGGTGATGGTATGAGTAAGGGTTCTTCTAATGGAACTTCTGACGATCCCACTAGTACAGATACTTCAGCCAACAATGCTAACAATACGGGGTAACTATGAATAACGAACGTAGATTTATGGAGGGCTTGACTGCCCTTTTATCTAAATGCTTTGGTCAAGACGATGGTGCCGTTATAACAGAAAAAAGTCAAGACGGTATCTCAGTTTCTAAAGCATATGATGAAGAATTAAAACAAGCTACCTTTTTGGTTCTCTCACCAGACGAGACTGACCTACAAGGTGACACCTACAATTCCGTAGAAGTTACTAAGGCTTGCCACAGCTTCAATGAACACTGCCGCAAGGCTAACCTCTTCCACATGGCAGACACAGAGGATGCATTCATTGCAGAGTCTTACATTGCGCCTTCAGAGTTCTATCTGGGGGAAACACTGGTTAGTAAAGGTAGCTGGTTACAAGTCTGGCAGGTAGTGGATGACGATATTTGGAGTCTGATCAAGTCGGGCGACATTAACGGTGTTAGCATCAGTTGCCCAGCCAATTATGAGGATTTAACAAATGACGATTAAAGCTAGACGTAGACTTAAAAACTTTAACTTCGAAGAAGAAGGCTCTCACGTAGCTCTAGTAGGCAAGCACCAAGGTGGACCTGCAAACGGTTATAAAACACTTATTACTAAATCTACAAAAGGCATCCCAATATCCTTCGTAGAGAAAGCAGACATGGTCAACGTAACAATGACCATTCAAGAGTTTCTGAGAAGATTCTTCGGATTGTATTACGAAGATGCAGAGGTTCTTGCTCGTATCCTTGGTTATGAAACTGAAATGACGGAAGACCAGATGGTTGACAGTTACGAAGAATTTATCCAAAGCCAGATTGACTCTGTTGAGATTATGAAATCACTTTTCAAAGCAGAAGATATGACTAAAGCTCTTTCAGAAGTAAGCGAAAAACAGTTCGACACACTTCTACAAGATCAGCTATTGATCGAAAAAGCCCTGTCTTCATCAACCGATGATACAAAACTTCCTAAACAAAACGAAAAACCCAAAGAGGACTTAACTAAAATGTCTGAAAAAACTACAGATATGATTCAAAAAGCTGACCTTGAATCACATATCGAAAAGGCAGTAGCTCCACTTAGAGTTGAGCTAACTGAGGCTAACGAGGCTATTGAAGCTTATAAAGCCAAAGAGAAAACGCAGGTAGCTGCAACTCGTAAAGCAGCTCTTGAGGATGCCGTCAAAGATGTAGAGAAAGCCGAAGTGCTTTTCAAATCATTCGAAGACCTATCCGATGAATCCTTTGCGTCTACTATTGAAACGCTAAAAGCTATGAACACTGCTACCGAATCTGGTGAAATGTTTGTAGAAAAAGGCGCAGACGCTGAAGGCGAAGACGTTGCTAGTGACCAAGGCAAGGCTACTCGTGCTTTTCTTGAAAACCGCTTCCCTAAAAAATAATTAATCCTTAAATAATACGTATTATTGGAGAAACAAAATATGACTCTCATTGCAACAGAAAACCTACGTCTAAGTAACATGCTTAAACGTGAACTATATTCAGAACAGGGTTATTGCCGTCTTGCTGTAACAGTAAGCGAAGGATCTGACATTGAATATAAGATTGGCCAAGTACTTGGTAAAGTCACTGCTGACGGTAAATACGTCGAGTATGACGAATCCGCAGGTGACGGATCTGAAGTAGCTGCTGCTATCGTTCTACAAGATATTAGCATCCCTGCATCTACAGACACAGTTGTACTTGCTCTTGTCAAAGGACCAGCTATTGTTTCTGACGGTGGGCTTGTGTTCAAGGCAGGTGTTGATGAAGCTGCTGCTAAAACAAACCTTGAAGCCCTTGGCATCAACGTAGACACACAACTTTAATTAGATACTTTAGGAGTATTACATAATGGCTACAGTCCGTAGTTTTGACAAACCGTTTGAGTTAGTCGATTATACCGAAGAACTTCTTATTATCCCAAACACTTGGGGTCTTTTGAACGAACTTGGCGTTTTCGAAGCAGACGGTGTTGCACAGCACACTATCACAGTTGAGAAAATTGACCAGTCTCTGGCACTTCTTACTGACCGTGTTCGTGGTGAACGCAACAACATGAACAAAGATTACACTAGAGAGCTTCACAGCTTTGCGATTCCTCACTTCCCACTTGATGACTATATCAAGCCAGAAGATGTGCAGGGTAAACGTGCCTACGGTTCAGCAAGTGCTGAAGAACAGCTTGGTATGGTTCGTGGACGTAAGCTAGAAACAATTCGTCGTAATCACTCAGTTACCCTTGAAGCTGCTCGTATGCAAGCTATCACTGCTGGTACTATTTACGCACCTAACAACACAGTTTCTGTTGACTGGTATGCCTCTTTCGGTATTACACGTAAAGAAGTTGACTTTGTACTTGGTACTGGTACTACTGACGTTATCGCAAAAGGCGAAGAAATCATTGCTGATATCCAAGACAATGTACTGAATGGCGACATCGTCACAGGTATTGTTGCTCTTTGTTCACCTGAGTTCTTCAGCAAGCTGATCGCACAGGCTGGTGTAAAAGAAGCTTACAAGTATTACGCTTCAACACAAGACCCTTCTCGTCAGCGTCTTGGTAGTGGTCTTTACCGTGAGTTCGATCATGGTGGCATCCGTTACATCGAATACCGTGGCAAGTACAATGGTACAGCACTTATTCCTGCGAATGATGCTTACTTCCTGCCTCTTGGTGTTAACGATATGTTCAAGACTTACTTCTCACCTGCTAACAAATTTAGTTTTGTTAACACAAATGGTGAAGAAGCCTATGTATTTGAATATCCGGGCGACCGTGATGAAGAAATCGTTCTTCAGTCAGAGTCTAACTTTATCAACATGCTGCGTAGACCGCAAGTTGTTGTAAGAGGTTTTTCTTCTAACTAAGAAGTTAATTAACAAGGGAGAGGGTTCGCCCTCTCCTTCGTTATTATTGTAAAGGGTATTTACTAAAGTATCTTTTATAATAAACTAGGAGATTGTATAACATGACTCGCAACTACTACACGGAAATTTCTGTTGATCAACCAGCAGTAGAACTATCTGAATTGGAGAAATAATTATGGCGTTTACAGGCGATCCGGTAAACAATCCTACAGATAGAGTTCGGCTGGTCACAGGTGATACTGACCCTGTGTATGAGTTCCTTGATGATTCAACATATACGTATGTACTGGATAAAAACAATAGTAACGAAAGACAAGCTGCAATAGAGGCTTCTAGGTACATCCTAGCAAATATCACAAGGTACACCAGAGAGCGCACAGGCGACATAGAAGTATATGGCAATGAGTTCTTTAAGAACTACAAAGATTACCTCCTAGAGCTTGTGAACAACCCTAACTTCAGCGGTATTCTACCAATGCCTTACGCGGGTGGTATCTCTAAATCAGATATGCTTAAGAACGACGAGAACACTGATAATGCTCGTCCAACGGTGTACCTAGGTTTCAGCACAAACGAACACGTTTATGAGGAAATAAAGTATGACGGGGCGTTTGAGGTCTAACACGAGAGAGTGGGACAAACTTAAAAGAAGACTGCGTAGGTTTGATAGAAGAAGTATTGAAGTTGGCTTCTTCAGCAACAAAAAGTATGGCCCTGACAACAACAACCTGCAAGTCGCTGAAGTCGCTATGATGAACGACTACGGTACTAGCAAGGTTCCGTCAAGACCTTTCATGACAGTTGACTTTGTAAGCTACGCAGAAAAAACCTTTCCAACTAAAGCTAGACAATTCTTCATGTTGCTGATACTAAATCCTAAGAGTCCGTTCGTAAAGAATATGAATGACTTGGGTGAAGAGTTTTCCTTTGCACTA